TTGTCGCACCATACCATGAACTTTCTTTCCCATAAACTCCTATAAATAATAGCGGTAGGATCTCCCTTGTATTTATTTTTGTTAGTAGGTCTATAACGTCCAGAATATGCCATGTCAGCAAAACAACGATTAATGTATCCCATGACCAGTCCGAGAGGACCGAGTAAAGGGGATGAAAGTATAAATCCAGAATCACAATTTAGTACTAAGGCATTAGATTACCTTAAATTTACTGTTTATGATCCAGAGTCAGGTGCGAACCCATATAACTATGTATCAGGACCATTGGGCGGAGGACCAGGTGCAAAGCAAATAGGGAACGATACTACTCAAAAGAATAGCATATATAAGACAATTTATCTGTATTTACCACATCAGTTAAAAGAATCATATACTACAAACTACGAAAAAGCAGCGTTAGGTGCATTTGGTGCTGCTGGTATTGATGCAGTTCAAGGTGATGCTACTAATGAGGAATTAACAAAGAGGTTAGCAGATGCAGCAGATAGTGGTAAATCAGAGGTAGCATTTAGTGCGATGTCGGGTATATTTAATAATGCATCCCAGTCACTAGGACTAGAAGGTAATATATCAAAGAATCAGATTGCTGCACTTGCAAAGGGAAAAGTATTTAACCCTTATGAAGAGACTGTGTTTAAGGGAGTTAACTATCGCTCTCATGCTTTTGACTTTGATATGTCACCTCGTAACCCAAAGGAAGCGATGGAGATACAAGGAATAATAGATTGTTTCCGTGAGAGTATGTTACCAGATACTAACGGTATCAATGCTCGTTGGTTGACTATCCCTAGATTCTTTGGTTGTGAGATAGTAAGATATACACCTAGGGGTTTTGGTGGAGAAGTTGCAGGAGAGGGTCTTAACAAACCCGCTTCACTCGCATCATTACTAAGATTCCCTACAAATTTAGTGCTAACAAGTATGAATGTTGACTTGACACCATCAGGTCAGAATACATCACTTAGACAGGGATTCAATGAACTAGAAAATGGAACATTGGAAGACTATGGTCCTGCATCATATAAGTTATCACTATCATTCGACGAGACTGCATTTGTTACTCGTAACATGATTACAGGTGTAGATAGAGATCCAACTGCTAACCTTGGTACTAAATCTGGTCAGTTTAATTTAGGTACAGAAGGTAAGGGTATGCCATCTAATCCGAAAGGGAGGTTACAAGTGGATAGATCAACTACTCCAACATATGCTAAGAGAACGAGAGGATCAGGAGCAGGAGGACGCTAATGAGTTATTTTAGTTATCTACCAAGAGTCGCAGTCAGAACTTCTACATTTAGACAAAATAATGTAGAACCATCTGTTATTGCAAGAAACATATTCAGAAAATGTACTCTTATCGAAGAAATGCAGGAGAGTGTTCTTGGATTTCAACAGTATTCTATCGCTAATAACGAAAGACCAGACCTTATTGCAAATAACGTATATGGAAACTCCTTATATGATTGGATCGTGTTAATATGCAACAACATAATTAACGTATATGACGATTGGCCCTTGTCTGAACAGGAACTCCAAGATTATGTAAAAGACAAATATAGGTTCTCAACTGGTGTACATCATTATGAGACAAATGAAATAAAAGACTTAGATACAGGAAGAGTGCTTGTGAAGGCAGGAATCACAGTAAATGAGAATTGGTCATATATTAGGTCAGATGGCACAACTGTTCCAAACACCACATATCCAGTTTCTAACTATGAGCACGAGAAGAGCATAAATGACTCAAAATCAAATATTTGGTTATTACGTCCAGAATACGTTGAGGACTTCGTTGATGAATTTGAGAATTTGATGAAATATGCTCCAAATGAAGAATTAGACCCCGAATCCGATATTAAGGTAACTCCTAATATCATCAAAGAGGTCTTTATAACAAGAAAAGACGAATATACAACAGAATACGGTTTAGCACCATCTATTGAATTCGCCTCTGCTATTGAATTAGTAAATAAGACAGTTACCACTACTACGACTGAAAGTGGTGCTACTCAAACTACAACTATTACATCTACTGACGTAAATTCATCAGGTGTAGTCGCAGGAACCACAGATGCTTCATCTACTGCATCACAGACATCTACCGACACATCATCGTCATCTAGTTCTAGTTCTAGTAGTTCCAGTTCTGGATCTAGTTCCTCTGGTGGATCTAGTTCTTCTGGTGGTGGCGGTTACGGTGGTTACTAATATAACGTGGTAGATAAAATATACAAAACGACGCAAACCAGAATATAAGTACAAAACTCAAATGTGCGAGTCTATTGGGATTTATTATCAATCCTAGTGTGACGAGTCCTATCCATGTGTAGTCCAAAGTGCCATGGAGACGATACCACACGTTTTCTCCTAATTTCTTAATTACCTTCTTTCTCAAATTATCAAAGAAAGGAGATATATGTCTCATCATGACAAAACCCTCATTTAAGACCATGAGGGTGAATCCTATCCAAAATACCATTAGTAACGATCTGGTATATTTGCCTTATATGCTTCTGGGGTGTGATCCTTGAATTTGTCGTGATTACCATCCCCAGGCATTTTGCCATATGCAACGTATTGTATTGCTTGCATGGAACCTTCCAATCTCTTTAAATCGCTCTCATTTTTAACATACTCTTCATACCAACCTTTTAGTTCATCTTGTCTGGCATTGAGTTGCATTGTACGCTTAGTAAAGCGTTGAATTAGTTGTTCGTAGTTTTCAGTAGGTTTAGTCACGTTGTCTCCAATCATCAGGTTTCTTGCGGTTGAACCATTCGCCTATATCGTCAGCACTGTTGAACCCTTCTCTATAATCAGATGGGTCGGGTTCTCCTAATCCCATCTTATTCAGAAAATCGTCGGTCCCTCCCTCCTTCATGTTGGGATTTGCTGCTCGCTGTCGTGCTTGACGCAACCATGTGGCAGCAGTAGTATTTGACTTTGCTAGTTTTTGTGCCCATATCATTTCTGTGAGATTCACCTCTTTTCCTTCGGCAATCAGTTTGCAGACTTTATCGAGTCTGAGTCGATATTGGGTTGATAGCATTTACAGGTCCTTTTCTAGTTTTTCGATTCTAGTAAATTCTTCGCGTGCGTGCGAGGAGCGTTCTGAGAGCACTTGATGGATATCAGCAATAATTACCTCATTACTAATATAGTCATCTAGGTACTTATCAATCGCTTCTTTCAGATAACGATATCTGTGCCATTCGAGCGAGTAAGGTCGATAGTTCATGTTATAAAATTATGAAAAACCCTGGGGGCGAAAAATTACCGCGAATTTTTTTCCCCCCTTTTCTTGTTTCAAAAGTGAAATAATATATGGGTTAGTGATGATGATGTGGGGAGTGGTAGTGGTAACCATCATGTAGGTGACAGTTGATCCACTTACTCCTCTTCTCCCACTTCTGTGTCCTAGGAACGTAACGTCGTCCGTTATAGTACCCAGGAACCCAGTAGTAGTAATCGTAATCCACTCGGTAGCAACCGTCTTCCTTGTAAGGAGAACCTCCATACCCTGAGTGATGGTGGTGATTGCTGTATTCAACAAACGGTTCCCAAAACTCTGCCCAAGTTAGTGCGTTGGCAGGGGTTGCAAATGACAGTGCTGCAAGTGCAATTACGATGCGTTTCATTATTCTTCTGCTAGTTTAGCAAAGTAGGATAGATCAGGGTCTTCCTCTTCTTTTAATGATGATACAGCATTACCGAACCCTGGTGTTGGAGGAGTAGACACTTCTTCAACTGGTTGTGCAATCTGATCTTCATAATCTAAACCATCGTCGTCTTCATTAATAGCAGACGCACGACTTGTTTTACCAAGAACGAGATTCAATCTTGATTCTAGTTCTTCGTATGACTTGAAGTTCTTAGAATCAGTAAAGTCTTTTAAACTATACTCCTGATTATATATCTCTTCAAGTTTGGTGTCTTCAAAGTTACCGAGTGTACCCGCAGAAGCAAACTCAGAACGATCATAGTTCCAGTATCCATCTTGCTTGACTATCTTTAACTTGAAGTCAGCACCCTTCCAGAAACAGAAAGGATTGATAGGATCTTCATCTTCAAACTGAGGTTTCATTGCCTCAGCAATCTTATCATGTATCTTCTTACCATACTTATAAAGGAAGACTCTTCCTTCATTCTCT